CACCTTTACCCGTTGCATCTGGATATCGGATGCAGAAAGAATCGCATCACGATCTAGCACTTTATCCTTCGACATGCTTTCTCTCCTGAATTCGGATTAGACAAGCGTTGGCTGACCGGTGACCTTGAACTTCACGGTCGCCCCCAACTCTCCTCCAACAGGCCCTGTTGGCTCAAAGCCAGTGATCAGCGCATTGAAGGTCCAGGTTGTGCTTGCGTCGTCGGGAAATACCAGCGTGAACTCTATGGCCGTCCTCTGAACGAGGTCATACAAGAGCCCGCCCGCGGCGTATTTATGCGTCGCGTGTGCGGGGTCATAGACGATATCCATAGTGATTTCGCCCGACCGGATAATCGTTGCCACAACCTCTTCCCACGCTCCGGTGGAATCATGGCTGGTCACGTCCTCAACATCGACCGACAAGTTCGGGCCGGAGATATTGGTTACATTCGCATAAGCGGTGCCGCCCTTCTTGAGGGCAATACCAAAAGCAGCGTACTTCGCCATTACACAGCTCCTTTATTCCAGGGTCGGTGCCCCTGTGATTTTGATTTTTACTGTTGCCCCTAGCTCTCCGGCGACGGGACCGGTCGGCTCAAAGCCAACGACATAGCCGTTGAATCGCCAGTTGTAGGTGCTCACGAAGATGAGGTCGAAGGCGCTAAACACCTGGTCCTCTAGCCTGTAGACCAGGCCGGTGGATGCGTCGTGCGTTGCTCCGGCCGGGTCATAGACGATATCGAGGGTGACTTCGCCGCTTCGAAGAATTGTTGCCACAACTTCTTCAAAGGCGGTTGTCTGATCGTGAGTGGTCACGTCCTCGACATCCAGGCCCAGATTGGGGCCGCCGATATTTGTGACGCCCGCAACCTCTACGGCGGCCACACCCGCCACGGTATCATTTGATGTGGCATCGGGCGTGAGCCCAGTGCAGGTGTCGTTTGTGTAGGCGATGTTCAGGGTGGCATCGTTGGCCGCACCTATCTTCCGCCTTAGCACCACGTTCGGTCCCGAACCGTAGACATCAAACATATCGGTGATGTCTGAATCTGCGGCCAGCACAGCAATTGCCTTGGTTGCAACAGTGTCGGCCGTATCGCCGGTTAAGACCGCCACGCTCTTGGCTTTGGGGCTTCCGGTCATCCCGGCCGCCGTGACCGTGAATGTGGCGTTGCCATCACCCGTGATCGTGCCGACCACCACGGCAGTCTCGACCTGGGGTGTGCCGATGTCTAGTTCGGCATTGAAAGCTGGATACTTTGTCATTGATTACTCCTCATGCCAGATGATGAATTCGCTCCGGCATCGAAACAGTCTTGCTTCCGGTTCGTATTCAGGCACTTCGCTTTTGGCCAAACCCGCCCGAATAGTTACGTCGTATGGATCAGTCCCTATGCTTCCGGTCTTGCCATTCAGGGCAGCGCGCACCTGGTCATTGATTGCCTTGGCGCTTTTCTGCGTTGTTGCCCAGGCATCAAACTGGAAGCGAGGCAAGATCAGATCTCCGGTGGCGCCACTGGATTGGTGGGTTGATATCCGGGGCGTAGAGATTCGCTGATAGGTCAAGCATGGCAGGGTTGCGCCCTGCGGTATGGACATCGGATAGACCCGCGTGCTTATCAGGGCAACCAGCCCAGAATATCCCTTGAGATAGCTGGCGATCCCCTCTTCAAGCACTGCGGTCACGTTGCGGCCTCAAGGTTTTGCAGAATGTCCTTCTCTACTGCCTCGCCGATTTCGTGCTTGTGCTCATCGACCGCTGGCCGCAGATATGGCCTTGCCGGGATGTGGACTGCGCGAGCAAAGATGCGCTTGCCGCCTTCGCCGATCCAGCTCAGGGCCTTGGCCTTCTTGGGCACGATCACCCCGCCAAATTCGTGAATGCGCGCATATTCCACGCTTGGCCCCGTCTCCACCTCGGCATAGGTGCGCGTTTCCTTTGAGGGCACCACATTGATGGAGCCAACCAGAGCGCCGGTTTGGATATTCAGCCCCGGCCTTCCTCGGCTGGCATTCACCTTGGCATGGCCCTCGATCACATGGCCACCCGCCTTTGCCGATCCCATCAGTAGCTTTCCCGACACAGCGAGACGAACCGCTGCGCAGTTATCTTTCAGAACCACCATGCGCGCCGCCATCTTCGGCATTAGGTTTCGATCCTCTTCAACAGCAGTTGGACGCCCGATGGCCCCCGCTGGATTGGCCCCACGATGTCATAGATCAGGGGCGTTGATAGTGTTTCCCCGAACCGCTTCGTGATCTTTACGCGGTCCTTGGCGTTGGGCGTTGCCGTGATTGGCAGACGAAGCGTGGCGTCATATTCCAACACCGTCATGTCTGCGCCGTGCTCTTCGCTACCTGGTCTTGGATAGCGCCCAGTGCTCATGTCCAGCCCACAGACCAATTCGCTTCCATCGACTGGCCATGTCTGGACAAGCTGATTGAAGCTGTCGGCCGTCTCAACGCATGCCTGCAACTTACAGGCATCCATCATGTGGGCTTCCTGCGCGGCCCTCATTTTTGCGAGATCGGCAGCAGAAAACTCAGCCATTGGTTTCTAGCTCAAGAAACGCCACATGGGCCTCAACATCCGCCTTGAGGATTGCGCCGTCCTTCCCGGTTCCTGCGATGGCAGCGGGGTCAAGCTCATGCTCGTTGATCAACTTCTGCGCCGCCCTTCTTATTACAGGACGCCTGTGCTCCTCGACGGGCTCAAAGCCTGCGCGAAGCAAACTCCGCAGCTTGGCGCGGTCGCTTTCTCTGATTTCGCGGACCACGCCGGTTTCGTGTCTGAGCTTGATCATCTAGTCACTCTCCGGTAGATTGCCGATCCAGTTCTGCTCAGTGGCCCTGATTTCTTCGGGGTGCTTCTTGAGCGTCATGGTCTTGGGCGCACGTTTCGAGCTGAACCGCCTGGCATTGGCCATGTATTGCTCATAGACCTGTGACCGCGTGTACTTGCCGCCATCGGCCTGGAAGTCGAACTCATCCGATATGTTTGCGGCCTTTTCTTCCCAGATGTCAGCAGCGGCCGCGTTGAGATCGTAGGTAGGAATCCAGTCGTCGTTCGCATCTTGAGTGGGCGGAGACGTGGAGGTGTCGAATGTATACGGCTCCTCGCCCCGCTCATCCATATGCGGGTATCGTTCAATGTATTCCGCCATTGTCTCGTCGTCATAGGTAGCTTCTGTCGGCTCCTTCACCATGCGACGTAGACGCGCAATCTCTGCGGCCGTTGCTGCCATCTGATTTCTCCTTAGACCCTGATGTATTCAACGAACAGCTTGCCGACCAAACCAACCAGCGTTGCGCTGCCCGTGAAGGTCAGGTATTGGGTTGCTCCCCACAGCGCGGTCGGCACTTCGGTCTCAGCAGCCTGGGCCGCGGGACCATAAAAGCCCTTGCCGCCCACATCTGCCTCGATGACCGACATCGCAGAAATGATGTCGGAGGCCTTCGCGCCGCTTGCGCCCACGCCGATGTCTAAGTTGCCCGCTCCGGTTGAGCCGGTCGTGAAGTACAAGAAGGCGCGGGTGATCAGCAGAGTGCATCCCTCGGGGTTGAGGAATTCGCCCTGCCCGGCGTTTGCAGTGCTTGCCACACCGGTGATATCCAGCTCCAGCATCCCTTTTTGATCTGGATCTGTGCTAAGTGCTACTGTCATTGGATTGCTCCTTGGACGCGGCCACAAAGCCGCGCCCGTTATTCACTAAACGATGTAATAGATGGTTACTGTGCTACCATCTAGGGCTGAGTTTAGGTCAACGGTATTCAAGGCAAGGACCGTGCTAGAAAAAGTAACGGTGGGGGCCGTTGCCTCGCGGACAGCATTGAAAATCGCCATCAGAACGGTATCCGCAGCGAGTTTGTCTGGGAGGCCGATAAGGTCGCCCCATCCAAAGGTTATTTGGTCGTTACCTTCAGATATCACCCAGTCGACACCCGTGATGCTGACGATTGTCTTGAATGCCTTGGTGCCCTGGACTGTTGAGTTGGCAACTGGTGTTAGCGTCTCGGTAAGGGCGTCGCCATTAAGATCCGTTCCAACGACGTCCACTGTTCCGAGGGTGTCCGTTGCACCAGCATCCGTATGACTTACGGTGACATTGCGGGCAAGCCCATCACCGGGGGCAGTTGCCGCCAATGTATACGCTCCCACAATCATGTTGGTGCTCGTCACATAGCCATCAGCGGCCAAAGCAACCGGGGTTCCAGCATCGTATCGAACAACCGAATACAGATCGGTTTTCTGCCCTTGCACATCCGTCTGGGCCTGCCTTGCCCAGTTTGTGTTGAATGGAAACAGTCCCATGTCACACCCCCTAAGCCGTCAGGACCGAGAATGCACAACGGCTTGCAGCCGTCTCTTGCATTCGGTTGATTGGATTCGGTAGAGCAAACCCAAGGCGCATGACTGCTCGTAGAGCAACCATGTCCTGCTGGGCGAGGTTGTAGACGATTTCGCCAGCCTGATCCTGAATCACGGCCTCTGTTAGCACCTTGTAGGTCAGGTCTTGGCGCATCGCATAAACCAACCGCGACCAGTCGCCCGCAATCAGCAAGCTCTGGGATGCGTCAATGGCACCGTTCAGCGGGAAGATGATTGGCGCGCCATCAAGTTCATAGCGGCTCCCATCCTGCATGCTGCGGGTAAAGATCGGTTGTCCATTGGTGTCGCGCACGTTGCGCAACTTGCCGCGCATGCTCATGTGCCCGATGTGGCCGGACACCATAAAGCCGTCAGCCTCGATAAGCATGATCAGCCCATCGGTGCCGCCAGCCGTTTCGCCAAGGATGGCCTCGTACATATCGGCATAGGATGCCGCGCTAATCACTTGGCCGGCTGCGTTGCAAACCGCCACGAGCCCGGCGCCGCCCAGGTTGGTGCTCCAGGTTGCCGGAATGTTGGTTCCGTAGAGCACGGAAGCATCAATCGCAACGCCCAGGGCTTCGACCACAAGAGGCCTGATCTCGGCCCAGATTTCGTAATCGGCATCGTCTAGGACTGCCTC